AAATGGCTAGTGGTGTGCCAGAGGCAACAGTGGCAACTGAAGAAGTAGACACGTAGTTCGAGTACAGGCTCAGGATAGTCGTCATGAAACGGTTAGACGAAGGGTCTGTAGAAAGTCCCGTCCACAACTCTACTTCCAAACCACTCAGCAAGACTGACATACTGAATGTTGATGCGTTGTTGAACATGGGTGCAGATGTAGGGGTTGTTAATGTGTCTGAATCAAATACGTAGTTTACGGTGAGGCTGTTGCCCCAAACACCAGGGGACTTGGCATTTAACGCCCACAACGTCGCAGCGCTACCACCAGTAGGAGTTCCTTGCACAACACTTACAGCGGTAACCGCTGTTGGATCAATTACGCGGGTTACGTAGCAAGCCTGCCCACCGTTAGCAAAGAAATGGTACACCGCATAACCGAGGTCATAAGTGTTTTCTAAGTTGCCAAAGACATTCTTGTACTGTGACCATGTCGTTACCAGTACTGGCGTAATTGGGCCGCGAGCCGCCAAGCCAATGAATGCACCTGGAGTTGCACCAGTCGCGTTTGAAATGTTCGTTGTAAAAGCGGCTTCCTTAACGTAAACCCCTGGGCGCTCGTATGCCATGATATCTCCTAAACAGTGTTAATTGGACAAAAGTGTCTAAAACTCAACTTAAAACTTTAATTGGTAAGGGCAATTGTACTATGTATAGATGTGACAGGTAGTGTGCTGGCCATGTGGTCCATATCTTGATGGGTTATTTCCGCAGACATTTTCAATGTTATCACCTTACGGAATATACGTTTTCTGTATCCAGACTCAGTATCCAATAGGTCAGCGTTGGTCCAATCGAGCGTGTCAAAACGCCTAGTTGTACCGTCCGCCTCAATGAATATTGAGTTATAGCGAAAGGGAATTACCTTTCGTAGAAGGGAGGAAGTAAGTTGCCTGTCGTGAAGGGCGCTTCTACAGTAGGTAGAAACTTGGTACAAAAGGTCAACTGGGATAAATGGGTCTGCTATTTGGAACCTATCATTGTTCCCAAACCCTAAGGTAGTGGGAACTGGACCAGTAACATCACTTTTCTCGCTAGGCCAATAAGTGAAGTAACTAGAGTCGTTCCCCATCTCTGTTTGGGTGTCCGCATAGATAGGGTTATCAGAGTGTTGCCTATCAGTCGCGTGTAGGACATCAATGAGTTCTATGGTTATGAACGGGTAGTCCCGCTCCGTCTCGGCTTCTGGGTACCTGAAGTACACACCTATTGGGCGGGCGGAATTCTTGTCATCACGCACCGTGAGGTTACTAAACCGTAGTTTTACCGCCTCGTCCTCGGCAAGGATGAACCCTGTTTTCACGACTGCTTAGTCCTTCGTACTAGAACCTTATCCAAGTTATCACTAACCTGCCCTGCCAACGCTGGGTAAATGGCGATCTTACGGATTATAGATTTAGCGGGGGTTTCTGGCGTCCCATACTCCAGTTCGCCTGCGCGGTATTTGGAATCCCCACCGACTCCATAACTCATTATCATCTCTTTTTGATCCCACATGATGTCAAAGTCTTTAGCCAGGGTTTTGTACTCAGGCTCAATGGCTGGAAGTTCTTTTCGTAAGCGCTTGACCTCAGTGGTCATGGCATCACTTACAGTCTCTGAAAGGATTGTCTCCATGTTTAGAAAGAAATCCATAAGGTAGGCAACGGGGAAGGGCGTCCCTTTTACAATCGGGGTAGAACTAGGTCGTTTACCTTTCAAGAGGGCTCCTTAGTTCTAGGCGATGTTTACTTGACGCACGTCAAGCCTCTATATTCTATCAGGTTAAGATAGGGAAATTAGCGGGCCACGGATGGCTCTGCACCGCCATAGGCATTGGGCCTGGATCGTTAACCATTTCCTGGTCAATATAGACCTCAAGCCCTTCAACCACTACGAGAACGTCGTCTTTTGCCCGCCCTCTTACACGGTACATGGACACAGAGTAATACCTGGCGTCGTAGAAGAACATGTCATTTAAATGCCTCTGGTACTCAAACGGTTCTGGAACTCCAGCAGTGCGCATTTCTTCTATAGACATAACGACGTTAACTACTTGTACTGGCTGACGACCTTCAGGAATTGCCCTCTTGGTATCTTCAGTTTCGGTAATCATCAAAACAGGAACACTTATCCCAGTTTCGTAAGTCTTACCGCCTGTAAGGTAATTACCCTCATCATAGATGTCATCGTATACAACCCCGTCAGTACCCGTTTTAATATATGGAAACCAGACGATGAACTCACCTATGGTCCTGTGGTACTGCCTGTAGTTCTTCCGAATATGGGTAAGTTCCCTTCGTGGGTCCATACGCTTAGAAACCTAACAATGCAGCGGAAGAAAACCCAGTGACTGGTTCTAGGTCGATATAAACATCTTCACGAATTTCTTCCTCAACTTCCGCAATTTGTAGATCCCCCTTACCAATTTCAGGGAACACCTGGGTAACTGGGCCATACTCATTGAGTTCGCGCTCCTTGTAGAGAGGAACTAATCTTCCAGTGCTTCTGGACACTCGGCGCAAACTAAGCATTTCAATCTTCTCAACACCAATGTTAAGCGCCCTAGCCTGCTTGTTGTAGGCATTCATCCAGTACTCTAGAAGGCTTTGAACCATCCTAAACCGTTGACTGGCGGGAATATGAATTGACTCTGAGGTAGTGACATCAATGTCTCGACTGAACTCCGTCATTAACCCCCACAAAGCCTCAACAACCGTATGCATCCCAATAGTGTCTATGACAATTTGGGCCATATTACTAAAGGGTAGGTCTAAGTTATAGACATGCTGGGTAATGGATTGCCTTGCGTAAAAGGTCAAATCGGTGGGGATTACCCATTCGTAGTAATAACCTTCTACCAGAACCTTAGTGCCCGCCGCCAAGGTTGAATTAAAGCGCAGCACACCATTACGAGAATCCAAGGAATAGTAAACAGAATCGGTTGTTGTGGCTGTGATCGTTGTTGGGCTACCAGTAGTGTAGGTTCCCACCCACAGTGAGCCCGCATCAATGTTTGGGTTCCCCAACTCGTATGTTCGCCCAACTGCATCAAAGGATGTTTGGAAGTACTTAGGAAAGTCGCGCAAAAAGTTCCTAGCAATTGTCGTAACCCTAGTAATGTCTGTATCAGAGTATTGAGTTTCCATGCTACTAGTTTACTTTATTACTGGTCACCAGACCCAGAGCCCGGAACCGTATCTTGCATTGGCTGGTTAAGGGCTGGCTGTTGTTCCCTAAATCGCCCAACAGGTGCTCGCCTAACACGAACAATGTCAGTAACCGTTCCAGAAGGAACTGGAAGAAGTCGCTCTTCGGTCACAGCCCAGAAAACAAGAACTGATGAAGTTCTGGGTCTGGAGGAGCAACATACTCCCCTAAGTTTTTCCAAAGACCTCCAACGTACACATACATCGTGGATTGTCCAGATGCGGGAGAAGACCCTGTACGAACATAAGTATCCCCAGTGGAAGCGGCAATTGTTGGGACTGCTGTGCCTGTCCTAACGGCCTTACTAAATCTGCGCTTATCAACCACACTCGTTGCAGATAGTGAAACACCAGATTTTCGGTAGAGGGCAAACAGTGGTACCTGTGTTGACGCAATGATTGGGAAAACGGGGTTTGTTGCGTCAGAAGTACCCAATACCGTTGCATACGAGAATACCCCAGCAGATACGCTGGCGACAACTATGTCAAAACGTGGGTCAGCACTAGGTGCTGTAAAGGTAAGGGCCCCAATCCCGAGGTATCCGTAAGCGCCATTAATAATGACTTCCCCTACAGTAAGAGTTGCACTTCCGTCACTGGCCCCTGACACGGTGATGTCACAGCCAGTAAGGACACCATAGTTCGCATTTCCTAAGATACTAAAGTCTAAGGAGTCTGGTTCCGCCTGGTCGAGGCTCTGGATTGATGCCCCATACTCGTTTGCGTTGGGTACTATTAATCCTGGCATTTAAACCTCAGAGTGTGTCGTAGATGTTTCCTGAACGCTTTAGGTACTCATACAAATCGCGTGAGAGTTTGTAGCGTGTCCCATCAACAAAGTCATATGATGCTTGGGCATAAAACAAGGTCCAAGTTCCTTTAACCCTTGCGGACACTTCGTCCTTAGTAAGGACTAGGGGTTCTGGTGCGGGAACTTCAGCAATTTCCTCGTCTTCTACAAATTCTGTAATTGCTTTCTTTGTTGCCATGTGTTTCTCCTCATTGTTGGTTGTTAAAGGGGGACGAAGTACGTTACTCCGCCCCCCCTAACACTACATTATTATTCTCAGGCGATTGCACCACCGAGTGTGTTTAGAATGACACGCGATTCGTGGGTAATCATGCCGAAACCCCAAATGGAGTACCAAGCAAGACCATGCTCACGACCGAAGTCAATGACACCACCATCACGGAGTTCCACTGGCAAAGCAATGGCGTGACCAAAGGCGTTGTCACCAATCATGATGGCGTTGTACGCATTGGCGTTCTCTTGAACACCTTCGGTGCCTGAGTCAGCATCAACACCTGAAAGGCCGTAGATAGCGCCAGTTGACGCTGTTGCGTCAAGGCCCTTCTTAACCTGTGTGGTCTCAATGAACACTACGTCGTAGATACGACCGATTTCACCGAGCATGAAGTTGCCTGGGGCAGCGTACTTGGTTACTTCAATGAATTCAGGCCAGTCACGGAGCGAGCGGCTCTGTGCTGGGTGAACGAAGCAAACGTAGGTATCACCAAGGCGTGGGATGTTTTGGCCAGAAAGAACCGTAACGGCATCTTTGATGGCTGCTGGGGACAGATAGCCAGGGGCGGCGGCAGTACCAACAGTACCAGCGTCGTATGGCGAGATCGTTGTACGAGCACCAGATGCGACGTTGCGACCGTAGACGAGGTTCGCTGCTACAGCAGAACCACCACCGAATGGAATGGCTGTCTTGTACAGCGTGTTACGCGCTTGGATGTCCATGGACTGTGCCATGTGACGACCGAGCAAACGACTGGACGAAGCCATCACGTCATCGAACGAAGCGTTGAGCAACAGTTCGGTTACGGCAAGGGCCTGGCCTTGTTCGCCAACTGTGATCTGAATCTGTGATGCAGACAGAGCGACTGGCTCCATACGCACACCTTCAGTCAAGGTTGCACCTGTGTCCTCATCCGTTGCGAGGTTGCTGTAACGCATGAAGTTGATTGTCAAACCAGGCTGTACGCCGAGTTCTGTTTTCTTGACGGCGAATTGCTCAAAGCGGAGAACAGGCATTGCCTGAAACAAAATCTCTTTTGACCAAATCTGTTGAATTGCTGGGGAAAGGGTTGCATCGCTTGAGTAGCCCGTGGTTGTGATTGAACCAAGTCCTGCTCCTGTGATTGCTCCACCTACTGGTGCTGGTAGTGCCATGGATAACCTCCGGGGTTACGTATCGGTTAAATTACTTGCCTTACTAAAAACGACCCTTGGGTCGTGAACTCAAAAGCCTGTCACGCATTTTAACATACTGGTCCATGGTCATGTTTCGGATGTCATCCGCATTCAACGTTTGGTATTCCGTTTGGGTCTCCATTGGTCCAACAGGTGGCTGCGAAACAACCGTTCCTCTAACACGACTCGGTTGAGTCGTTTGCTGGATACTTTCGATTATAGCAGCACTGCGCTGGCTAAGGATTTCCACAGAGGCGTCAATCTCCTCAGGGGTGTTACCAGAGACCAAATCAAGCAGTTCTGGGATGATGTTCTCTTGGGCCTCCGTCAAGCGGCGCTGACGGTAAACCTCAACCGCCCGTAGTTGCTGCTCCTTTTCAAGGAGGGCTTGGGATGCTTGGCGCTCCTGCTCAATGCCAGCAAAGCGCTCCTGCCACACCTTGTCAATGTCCTTGATCTTGGTGTTGAAGTCATCTTCTGTGCGCTTTAGCAGTTCCTTGGAACTTAACTCATCAAACTCACGCTGATGACGGACTTCCTCTTCCTTGCGCACGAGGTCTTTAGCGGCGTTAATAGACGCTTCCCGCTCTTTTGCAATGACTGAAATCTGATCTTCCAATGTCTTTGTGCGGATGTCGGACTCTTCAATACGCTTGTAGAGTTTGTCCTTTTCCTGCTTGCGAATTGCCTCGACCTCGTCCTCGGAGAAGACCCGACCTTTTGGTGGGGGGCTCTGCTGGGTTTGGTTCGCTTCTGCGTTAAACGCATCAAGCGCAATTGCGGGGATGGTTACGGTATCTTCCACTGTCTTTGGCATATTTATCTCCTAGATGTTGTTGGGCTTATATTAACTTAGGTAATGTAAACGTGTGGTTCGCTTAATTTTCGTCAGGTATACGGCGCTGGGCGAACCTGGCTCCGTATGCCTTGCTTGTTATTTGGTTTATTAAATCCATTTCAACTGGATTAACACTAGTTCCTGGAAGCACACCGCCCCCTTGAGGACTGCCTGCTGTACTAACACTATCACCTCCAGCGGAGACGTTTTCGAGACCGCCTGTTGAGGGGAGTAAACCAGTCGCCATCATGACCGCCTGGCCTATTTGAGCCCTAATCATGTCTAGTGCACCCTGGTCTATAGCATCATCACGGAGTTCCTCAAAGATCTCAAGCATCTTCTCATTGGGGAATTCTTCGCCAAGTAGTTGTAGCGCCCCACGCTTGGACTCTAGCCCAAGGGCCATCTTTGACTGCACCTCATTAAGTTTGATGAGTTCGTCAACTGGCAGCGGTTGAGGCCAATGGATTGTTGTTTTATACGTGTTTGGGTCTCTAGGATCCAACTGTGTGAGCATTGAAGCCTCTGGGGCGGCAGACTCTGATGGGTTGTAAATGAGAAGTTCTGGAAGGAAAACCGACGCAGTGCGGATAATAATCTCATTTAATTTCTCCAACCCATTTGTAAAGTGAATCTTCTTCATCTGGTAACGGTTCATCAAAGGCTGGTATTGAATTGCTAGAGCAACACCGCTGGTGTTAGACACTGGCTGGAATTGCCCAAGGGCTGTTTCAGGGACACCAGTAATCTCATGCATCGCTCTCTTAATAAGTTGCACATATTCTAGAGCACCAGCCATTTCCCCCTTGGACTCTAGGTTAAACACCTGCGCATCTTTAGGAAGCCCAGCCCAAACCTTCTTAGGACCACGCTCCAACTGACTTGCTTTAGCGCCCGTGATGATTGTTACTGGGGCGGCGTGATAGTTAATGATGTCCGAAATCTCAGTCATCTTTTCGTTCAGTTCACGGTTCAGTTGAATAATGTCCCAGATGTCGGACTGACCCCAAGGGGATGATGTGATGGTGACATTGGGGATGTGGACAATAGGAACCATGCCCAATGGGTTCTCATACTGGTCGATTAGTTCATCGTTGATGAACTGCTGTACATTATCGTCCGTAAGGATTTCCGTAAAGGTGTAGACCTGACGAGTTCCTTCTGGTGATGTGCCCCAGAACCTGTACTTCAGTTTAAATCTAAGCAACCTCTCCCTGTCATGGGGGTGATACTCGGGGAAGCAGTGGGCTGGGTTTAACGGAAGGATTCTAATTCGTCCTGGGTGCACCATCCCTGTTGGATCTGCGTAAGGTTCATCAAACGCAATCTTCACAAAAGCGTCACCACAAACACCGGCAAGTTGTCCAATTTGCCACAACAGGTAATGCTTGTTGTTGTGGTTATCCCAGACCTCATGGAGTAGGTGCGGGATAATTGCTTGGTTTGCCTCAGGGACCTTGAACTGAATCCCCTTACCAAAGCAGAAGTTAGTAATGAAATCGGCCATTGTCCTAACGTAGTTAAGGGTGATGTTGTTATCACCCATTTCCCTACGATGGCTCCAGTGATGCCCCAAGTACCAAGCCCACGCAGCAGAGTACCTGTTTAGACGTGGGCCGTGAACCTCAAATTCCTCGTCAGCCAGTTCAACTAGACCTAACGGGGAGATCGCAACAGTTAAGTCGCTGGAAGCGGCTCTGTAGGAGGGAGACCAGAAGTCAACAGGCATTAGTTATTCCTTATCAACATAAGAGGGGTTGATAAGATACTACTTCTTTTTTGCAGGTGCCTTTTTTGCAGGTGCCTTTTTTGCAGGTGCCTTGGTGATGCTAATGCTGACTGGTTTACAGCCCTTATCCCCAAAGAATGCGGCAACAGTTGGGTCACCAATTCTGGTTGAAACCCACGCAAGGCCTGCGGCAATGAGGGGCAAAGACATGGCGAGAAGTGCTGGGTCAACGCTGTACTTGATGCCTAGATATGTGACAATGCCTAAAACACCGCCCTTTGTTGCCTGGTCTGTTGTCTGGTTTGCTGTAGCCATAGATATGTCCTTTGCTTGTTGGATACTCGATTATACAGGTTTTGCAGTTTTCCTGTTTCCATCCTGCTCTTGGACAAAGGTGTGAAAGGGAGGTCCCGTATAGGGGTCATACCTAGCAGTCACAATAAGGGCTTTTATAGCGTTCGTTTTCGCCTGCTGGATAGTCTGTTTTTTGTTATG